TCTTCATCTACACCAACACTTACAGCTAAAGGGTTGTTAACTGTTGTAATTTGTGTTAAGATAGTTCCTTGTGCGGTTATAGTGTTTGGATTAGCAGCAATACTCCCCCACTCAACCGCTGCAAAGTCTACACTAGTTGTACCAGCTAGTATAGTTTGTGCTGTTATAATTTGCCATACTTGTCCTAACTCATCAACTACTTTATATTCACTATCTAAATTTACAGTAGTTGTAGCTGTTATATCTACACTCACAGTTGATTTAGTTGCAGGTGTTCGAGTTAATCCACTTAGTTTAATAATTTTATTAAGTGCTACACCCAAAGCATTATCAGGATCAAAAGAGTTATATAGTTGTAATAAGTTAACTTGTATATCTGCGTTTAACTTACTATAAATACTTATAACTTGTCCATCAGGTGTATCACCATCTAAGATAATATCTTCACCGTATATTTTTTTATAGTCAGTAGCTAAGTTATCAAAAATAATGTTTAAATCATCTATTTGTAAACCTGTATTTGTTAATTGTATCATCTAAACCCCTATTTGTGTTGTTAAGTTTGTATTATTTATTGTATCAAAATTTATGTTTATAGTAGCGTTCCTATTATTATTTTGCACTATAGATATATTATTTACACGAAGTATATCATTAGTTTCAGCAACCACTCTTCCAATATTACTAATGATTAAATCCTCATTACCTTTTTTACTTAAATCGTTTAACCAATCTATGTACTGTTCTGTATCTAAAAAATAATCATTTTTAAAACTTTTTACTCTAGTAGTAACATTTTGTACTATCTCATCATCATTTTTAATATAGTTCCCTAAACCTTGACCAAAAGTAAAGTCACCATTTTTATTTAATTTTCTAACTCCCATATTTTACCTTTATGTTATATTTGTGATTATACCATTTGTTACAGTAATTTGTCTATTGGAATCACTAGTATTAAATGAACCACTTACTCCTGTTAAATTACCAGGTGCTGTTACTGTAGATGTAACTATCAAATTAGCTGTAGTTGTGTTACCTGTTGTGGTTGTGTTACCTGATTGTTCTATGTTTCCAGTTAAATCATAATCACCTGTTTGAGTTGTATCACCTGTATGTTCTATATCCCCAGTTAAATAATAATTACCTGTTTGAGTATTATCTCCAGTATGTTCTATATTACCATTAACCTCTTCATATCCAATAGGTATATTAATAGCATTAGTAACATTGTTAAGTCCAACTATAGCAATAGCATCGCTATAATCGTGCATTCTATATTCTCTAGGTTTCTTATTATCAGCACCACCGACTAACCAATCGTCTATACATCTTTCACTAAATATTAATAAAGCGTAATCACCTATAGCTATAGGCATAATACGATAGTTAGAACCACCTTGTAAAGTGAATATAGGAACTTCTGCAAACTCAGGTAATTCTACCTCTACACCTTGTATAACTCTTTTAAATACAGGCTTAACACTTATTGTACTATCTTGTATTTTAGTTACTTTTGCAATAGTTGATGTATGTGTGTTTGATAATGCTTCATTAATAGCACTACTTATAATATTTGTTAAACTATTTAATTGTATTTTTTCCATATTGTATTATATATAAATAAGAGTAATTAGTCAATTTTAGTAATATGGAGTAATTTATATTTAGTTTAAAACTTATAAAACCTTAAACTCTGTGGACTTTCTCAAATAAAGAGTTTGTCCCCACTCATTACCACGATAATCACCTTTAAAATCTATTGTATCAACTCTGTACAACTCATTTAGTTCTGTTACACTTGATATTAATAATACTTGACCACCACATTTAATAGCTGGATTCATAAGAGTTTCAACTATAACGAATGTTTCCTGTTTCTGTGGAGTGTTTAAAAGTCCTGTACTCTCACTAACCTCAACCGCAAAACTATCTATTAACTCATTTTCTTTAATAATATTTAATTGTTCATTATCTATAAAAAAAGTTTCATTATCATTTAGACTTTCACCAATTAAATCAGCAGTAGCACCCACCATAACTTTTGGTCGTGTTCTTGTTTGTAATGTAGTTACTTTACCTTTATTAGTATTCGGCATATCTTTTAACAACTCATCCACTAAATTAACACTAGGAGCTATAGTCTTACTAGTAAAGCTATTTCTAAAATCAAACCCACCATCTTTACATACAAGCGTAGTTATAAAATCAGTACCTTTTTTAGTAGATCCTGCTTCATAAACATTACCGATAAATACATCTACTAAATCATCATAACCAACTTGTAAAATAACTTGTAAATATTTATCATTTCCATTTTGTTGTGATTTATCTTTTATTAGTTTGTTTCTTTTGTTGGGTTCTAAATTATATATTTTTAGTTTTAATTCATTAACATCACTAATAATAGTTTTCTTAGCTTCAAACTGTATTCGTAAAGGTGGTAATATCTCGACTACATCAGTTTCACTTAGTCTTATAAATAGTTTATACTTTCTATCAAATCTAAATGACATCATAACCTCTTACTTGTTTAACTTCATCACGATTTAATAAATATAAACTAACTCTATTAGTGCTAAAATCTGTTAGTTGAAATGGATCAATACCTGTATTTTTATTGTCTACACATACTAAATCAAAAGGTTTGTTAAACTCTCTAAGTAATGGTACCCCTAGAACAACACTTTTACCATTTACTAATACATCATCTCTAAATGTTATATTCATAGTCCAATTTGTAATAGTTGGATTAAATCTAAACTCAATAGTGATAACTGTATCTTCAAAGAGTATATCTAGTTTTTGTTTTGGTTCGTTTGTTAATGTTAATATTTGCATAATTGTATTATATATAAATAAGACTAATTAGTCAATTTCAGTAATATGGAGTAATTTATATTTAGTTTAAAAGTAATTTAAGTTAAGTGGTGTTATACTTCTTATATCAAAACAAAAGGATTTAAAAATGGAATTGGTAGATTTAGAAAATATAAAACAAATAATAAATGAGATGATAAAAACTAAAAAGTCTTATGACAAAGCAGTTGATGTTATGGGTAAAACAGATGTTTATGGTTGTAGTAGGGCAAGAATTACCACAATGAATGCTAATATAAGTAAAAGGTTTAATGTATTAGAAGACTATAAACCTCACCTTATTAAAGCTGTTAATAAGTTATAAACTCCCCAATAAAGCACTAGCAAAACTTTTATCCACTGGTTTTGCTTGTTGTGTACCTTTATCAGCTAACGCAGCACCTTGCGACTTAGCATCACCACTCGCATTTTTAACTAACTGTATTAATCGTGTTTCAGCTTTTATAATTTTCTGAGCTGTAATTGTAAAAGAATAATTACCTTTATCTATCTTGGAAGTTGTAAATGATGTTATAGCCATATCACTAAACACTTTATCAATACACTCAATATTTATAATACTATTACTTTCATAAACTGTATCAAAGTATTCTAAAAATTTACTAGTAATAGGTTTATCTGCATCAATACCCTCAAAAAAATTATATAACTGTTCACCTTTTTCAATAGCTTTATTAGCTTTATCGACAAAATCACCTACATCAGATATTAAACCATTTATTGTAGATATTTGTGTTTGTGTCCTGCTAGGTAAATAGTCTTGTATAATTCCAACAGCGGGTACTATGTTTTGTACTGTAGATGCTTTTCTTTGAGTTTTAATAAACACATCAGCAACCTCACCCTCAATTCTTACAGTAGTTGGGTTCTTAATAATATGATCGTTTATATTACTTCCACTTTCAACTGGATTAGTAGTTACTGTAGCTGTCTTTGTAGCTGTTTCGTTTAAAGATACATACATAGTAAACCCCCCAATACCGATAGGTTGTAACTCACTATCTTTTGAGCTTTCAGGTAATATTGTACTTTTAAAATCACTAATACTCATTGTTATCTCCCACTATTTTTATTGAATTGAAAACTTGCACTTTCTAACTCTCTGTTTAAAGCTGTACTAACTGCTAATCCAGCAGCTTCAGGATCATTACTTTTAACTTCAATTTTAATATCATTAGTCATAGTATTAGTGTTACTATTTTGATTATTAG